TTCGTGGCAGGGATGGCTGGGTCTTGCTCACCAACGGGCATGATATGTAAAATACAAAGGATTGTTGTGATCTCCTCTTTTATAAAATGGACTTTGAATTTTCGGACTTCGAGCAACTTCTTCTGCTGGAAGAAGACGAGGTGAGTCGCGTCTCGACCTACGAAGAACGCGCGCGCGCGAAGGTTGCGCTGGCTCAGATTCTCGACCGGCTGGCGGCCAAGCCTCGCGAGGACTCGAGCGGGGTGAAATGGGCCCGGCGCATCATGGCGCGCTACGGCGCAGGCGAGGCGATGTGCCAAGCGCAGCTCGACATGGCTCGAGCGGCGATCGGGCGCTATGAGAGCGGGATGCCTGAGGCAAAGCTCGAGGCTGCCAAGGAGCGCTTGGCGATTCAGATGGAGGATTTGCCGCTGAACGCCGGTGAGGGTGAGATCTGGTAATGCCGATCAAACCAGAGAACATCTGTCGTTACCCCGCTAATTGGCGTGCAATTCGCCTGCGAATTCTTGAGCGTGCCGGCAATTGCTGCGAAGGCTCTCCGGCGTTTCCGAACTGTCGGGCGCCGAACGGCTGGTATCGCGTCAAGCAGAGTGGTCAGCTATATGCGCAGTCGCGCGAGGACAGCAGCGTCACGCGCATTGTTCTGACAATCGGGCACCTCGACCACACGCCGGAGAATTGCGCCGACGAGAACCTGCGTGCCTGGTGTCAGCGCTGCCACCTCACGTACGACGCCGCGCACCATGCGCAGACGGCGCGAACTACACGCCGCGCTCATCGCGCTGTCGCAGATCTGTTCGAAATAGCGGGTTGACGACACCCTAAGATCGCGCTACGGTCGCGCCTCATGAGCCAGTACGCCGTCATCGCCGCCATCTGCGGGCTGCTCGTGCTCTGCGCTTTCGTTGCGGGCCTCCTCGTGGGCCGGCGCAATCCGAGCGTTGCCACCCTGACCGCCAAGATCGCCGCCGACGCCGCGGCCACTGCCAAGAAGCTCTGACGGCATGAGCGAGACCCCGCTGCAGCGCCTCGAGCGTATTGAACGTGAGCTGCTGCGCTTCGTCACCGCCGTGCACGACTACAAGCGCCAGACCGACAAGCGTCTCGAGCAGCTCGCCGCATCGATCCAGCACCTGACACGCGCGATAGAAGTGATCACTCACGCGCCAGCGATCGAGTCAGACGTGGCCATTCCGGATGCGCCCAAACTGGACTCGTAGCGTGCGTGCCGATCCGCAGCCAGACGATGACGACGACGAGGACGACCTTCGGTATCGCGCGGGCGACCCGGCGCAATCCGTGTCTAGGCCTGCGGGCCAAGCGCTTGAACCGCCTGCGCTATCTGCTCGGGATCGCAGCCGCAATCAGGGACGCCTACGTTTCCGTGAAACAGCACGTAACTCCATGATTCATAACCTTATAGGCGCCTAACGTGCCTGCGCGCGAACGCGGTGAGAAGCTGAGCGACTTCATCGGCCGCTTCGTCGGCAACAAGCGCGAGCGGCGCAGGTTCCCAGAGCTTAAGCAGCGCCTAGCGGTCGGCTACAGCGAGGCCCGGCAGCAGGCGAAAAAGGAGCATCACCATGCCAAAGCGTGAACAGGGCCGATCCGAGCCGCAGCCGAATCAGCGCCTGCCCAAGGGTCATTTCGACTCCGATGGCATGAGCCAGGGCAAGCCAGATGGCCCCTGCCGGCCCACTGCCGACGCGTACCAAGGCCCGCGCGAGCGCGGCGAGTCGGTGCCTGCCAAGTCCAAGGATTGACCGTGCCGCGCGATATCCATGGCCGGCCGGTCAAGCCCAAAGCGGCTGAGACGGGCAAGGCCGAGCCGGCGAAGGACAAGGAGCCCGGCATTGCCGACAGGGCTGCGGCCAAGGCCGAGGAGGCGAAAGCGAAGCCCGGCATCAGCTACGGGCGCAAGAGGCACTGACCGTGCGGCTAAGCGTTCTTGGGCTTGCGGGCGGCATTGAGTCGCTCAGCCGATGCGGCGCGCGCCTCGATGGAGCTTCCGCTGTCGGCCGCTGCCAGCACAGCGCGCAAGTGGTCGCCCCGCCCTCTGGGCATTCCGGCATGGGTGCGCCGGTTTGCCTCGATTCGCTCGGCCGCGATCCAGTTCACGGCTATCGCTCCGAGTTCGAGAAATACTGGGTTGGCTGCCAGTCGTTCATCCGCACCGGCCTTCATCGCTTCGCGCAGAAACAGGCAGGTCGATTCTCCGGCGTGATAGGTCCGCTGATGCCACTGAGCATCAAGTGGGCATATCGGCGCATTGCAGCGAACGTACTCCGGACAATCGGAAGGTACCTGTACCAATTTTTCAGTGGTTGCGCTGTCCATTGGGCGTACTCCAGGTGGGATAGTTCGATTCTACGCATGGAAGGGCGCTCAAGGTGACAATCCACGCCACCGGCGCCCGTTCTGCCGAGCTCTCCTGGGCCTCGCCGACCCTTGTTGCAGCGCACGAATCCATCCGCTGCCGGCGCGATTACATGGTCGTAGAGCCCTTGGACGTGGACCACGGTACCACCCTGATCGTGCGAGAGCACACCAAGCCGCTGCGCGGCATCGTCAAGGCGGTGGGCCCTGGCCACTATCCGAAGCGCTACAACCATCCTGACAAGCACCGGCGCACCCGGACCTGGGACAGCAAGACCTTCCAGCCGACGCAGGTCAAGCCGGGGGACGTGGTCGAGCTCGGCGGCTACGGGCTGGGTGGGTACAACTTCCAGACGTTCCTGTGGGGCGATAAAGTGCACCTCGTCTGCCGCGAGGCCGATGTGTCCGGGGTCGAGATTCCGCCGTGCATCGGCAATGATCCGTGGTGCCCGTGCCAGGATGGAGACCGATGCCACTATCGGGACGCTGCCGATGGCACAAAGGCATGGCCGCTCCCGAGGGCTGCGGCATGAAGAATCGCGCGCATTGGCTGCCCACCGGTGTCATGGTCGCGCCGCTGCACAGCACGCTGCATCTGCCGCGCAAGCTTGAGCAGGCTGCTGGCGGGTCGACTGGGATTCTTTCGGAGCCAGAGCCGGTCTTCACGCCAGCCGCGATCGAGATTCCGTTGATGCCTGAACCGCCAGAGGACGAAGCAGCTGTCCGCGTCCCTTTGTTCTGGACAAAGGGCCAGCTGCTGAATGTGCGCAACGGCGGCGAGCATTACGTGGTGACTGTCCTGGGCGAGGAATTCGACCCGCGCTATCCGGAGCGGGCCATGAAGTTCGCCAACTCCGCGCAGTGCCAGGACTTCGTATCCCGCTGGTACCAGCGTGAAACCTACGACGGGAGGGCATGATGGCTGGTCCAAAAGGTTGCAGGCCGGACGCTGCGAAGTATCTGCCGGCGAAGGGGCCGGGCCGTCCTAAAGGCGGGCACGACAAGCTCAGCCGGCTGATCAAGGACAACATCATCGCGGTTTTCGACAAGATCGGCGGTACGGGTGCGATGGCGACCTGGGCGCGCAAGAACAGAACCGAGTTCTACAAGCTGTATGCAAGGCTTGTGCCAACGCAGGTGATCGCAACGGTGGATTTGCGCGATGCAAGCGAGCTATCCGACGACGACCTCCTCCAAATTATCGGCACCGCAGGCCGCGGCCGAGCTGATGGCGAGGCGTCAGGCGGCCAGGTCTCTGGCAGCGTTCATTGAATACCTCGATCTTGGCCTGGTGCCGGCTAAGCATCACCTGCTGCTGATCGGGCACCTGGAGGCGGTCGAACGGGGAGATATCGAGCGGCTCATGGTCCTGATGCCGCCCGGCAGCGCCAAGAGCACCTATGCGAGCGTCCTTTTCCCGCCCTGGTTCATGGGCCGTAATCCGCAGGCTTCGGTGCTGGGCGCCTCCAACACGACTGACCTGGCCGAGCACTTCAGCCGGCGCTCGCGCAACCTGGTCGATCGCAGGCGCTACCGCAACGTCTTCGGCTTCGGCATATCGGAGGCCGTGCAGGGCGCCGGCAACTGGGAAACCGAAGCGGGCGGGGAGTTCTTTGCCGCGGGCGTCGGCGGCGCCATCGCCGGTCGGCGCGCTGATCTGGGCCTCATCGACGATCCGATCCGCTCGCGCGAGGAGGCCGATAGCGACCGGCTGCGGGGCAAGCAGTGGGACTGGTACGTCAACGACTTCATCCCGCGCCTCAAGCCCGGGGCGCGCCAGATCCTCATCCAGACCCGCTGGCACGAAACGGACCTGGGCGGCCGCATCCTCGAGCGGGAAGCTGCCCGCTGGACCGTGGTGAAGCTGCCGATGGTCGCCACCGCATCGGATCCGCTGGACCGCAAGCCGGGCGAGCGGCTGTGGCCCGAATGGTTCACACCAGAGATGGTCGAGCAGGCCAAGCTCGATGTGCGCGCCTGGAATGCGCTCTACCAGCAGGATCCGGCGCCGGAGGAGGGCGACTTTTTCCAGCGCGATGACTTCAACGAGTACCTGCAGCTGCCCGAGAAGCTGCACTACTACGGCGCCTCTGACTACGCGGTGAGCGAGGGCGAGGGCGACTACACCGAGCATGGCGTCTTCGGACTGGACTTTAACGGTGATCTGTACGCGGTTGACTGGTGGCGCGGGCAGGCACGCTCGGACGTGTGGATCGAGCGGCAGTGTGACCTCATCGCCCGCTACAAACCGCTCATCTGGTTCGGCGAGGCCGGTCCGATCCGGCGCGCGATCGAGCCGTTTCTGCGCAAGCGCATGCAGGAGCGCGAAACTCTCTGTCGGCTCGAATGGCTCTCCAGCATCGCCGATAAGGTAGAACGCGCCCGCGCGATTCAGGGCCGCTGCGCGATGGGCAAGGTATGGCTGCCGAAAAGTGCCGGCTGGAAGGCGGACCTGATGAGCCAGCTCATGCGGTTCCCGGCTGGCAAGTACGACGACGGCGTCGATGTGCTGAGCCTGATCGGGCGCGGGCTCGCCTTTGCCAGCAGCCCGAAGCTGCCGCAGGCGCCTGCTCAGGCTGCGCCGATGCGGCCTCGCGGGCCGCGCGCCTGGATGAAAATATGAAGAAGCCTTCATTTCCAAGTAGAGCAGAAATTCGTTCGCTCTTTATTTGCGATGAGCTGAACGGATTGATTACTCATCTTGATGGTAGCAATGCAACTTATGAGCAAGGATCCGGCTATTTATACCTGTGCATTCGAGGCTATGGTTTTCTTGTTCATCGCTTGATATGGATGCTCGCGTATGACGTCGAACCGCCAGGAATGCTAGATCACATCAATGGTGATAGAAGCGATAACCGGATCTCTAATTTACGTCTTGCCACCAATGCTCAAAACGTTCACAACAAAAAAGTCAACAAGAACAGCAAGAGCGGCATAAAAGGTGTCCGATACGACGAACAACGCGGAAAATGGCGCGCGCGAATTCGACACATTCATCTCGGGCGTTTCGAAACAAAGGAAGAAGCGTCGAATGCATATAAAAACGCTGCCATCTTGCACTTTGGCGAATTCGCGCGTCCATGAGCGAAGAAGCCAACCGCGCCGCCGCTCGCACCGAAGAGGATCGCGAGTTCGCCGCGATTACTGATGCGGCCATCTGGGAGGAGGCTCGAGACCGGCTGCAGATCTGCGCAGAGGCCGAGACCGACAATCGCAAGCGCGCCAAGGCTGCGCTGCTGTTCCGTGAGGGCGTGCAATGGGACGATGTGGCCAGCACCTCGGTATCGCAAGACGACATTGAGCTGACCATCAACCTGACCGATGCGTTCGTCAAGCGCGTCGAGAACAACATCCGCCAGCAGCGCCCGCGCGGCAAGTGTCACCCGGTCGGTGAGGGTGCCGATGTTGAGCTGGCCGAGATCATCAACGGCATCGGCCGGCACGTCGAGATGCGCTCGGAAGCCTCCGTTGCCTATGACACCGCTGCAACGAGTGCGCTCACTGCCGGCTGGGGCTATTTTCGCCTGATCGCCGAACACATTGATCCGAAATCGTTCCAGAAGGATCTGCGCGTTCTGCCGATCCGCAACATCTTCACGGTCAGCATGGATCCGGGCGCGATCATGCCGAGTGGGGCCGATCAGAACTGGTGCCTGATCAGCATGAAGATGAAGCGCCAGGAGTACAAGCGGCGCTATCCGAATGCCCGCAACATCGCCTGGAACGACGTGGGGCGTGATGAGCAACGGCTGAACTGGGAGGACAAGGAGGAGGTGCGGCTGGCGGAGTATTTGCGCATCAGGGAGCGCGAGGAAAAGCTGTACTTGATCCGCGCCGCCGATGGCTCCGAGATGCCGCGCTATCACTCGGAGCTGCCGCGCAAGGAAGGCGACGGCCGCGTGGTCATGGAAGACGTTGTGCGCAAGCTAAAGGAGCGCGGTGCGCGTATCGAGGGCGATCGCGATTCGGTCAAGCGCCAGGTCGAATGGTTCAGGCTCAACGGCCTGATCGTGGTCGATCGCCAGCAGATCCCTGGCAGCTATATCCCGGTTTTCCGCGTCGATGGCAATGTGACCGATATCGATGGGAGGATCATTCGCCGCGGCATGGTCGAGTCGATGATGGATCCGGCTCGCATGGTGAACTACGGCGAGGTCGCCAAGATCAAGCGGCTGGCATTAATTCCGAAGGCGCCGTGGGTAGCCGCGGAGGGGCAACTCGATGGTCATTCGGAGTGGAACGACGCGAATCAGAAAGCGTACTCTGTCTTGACCTACAAGCCGATCATCATCGAGACCTCGGGCGGGCCGGTGCCGATACCGCCTCCGATGCGCCAGCAGCCGGCCGGCATCGAGCAGGGCTTCTCGGAGTTCGTGCAGGGCATGCGGTCGAACCTGCTGGCGGTGGCTGGCATGCCGAACGAGCCCGGGCAAGATCAGCAGGGCCAAGTGGTCTCTGGCCGGGCGATCAAGCGCCGGCAGTGGCTGTCGGATCAGTCGCACTTCCAGTACTACGACAATCTCACGCTCGCCATCGCTCAGCTCTGGCGCGTGATGGTCGAGTGGATCCCGTTCTACTTTCCCGAGCAGGGCCGCATGCAGCGCATCATCGGGGAGGATTCGACCCCGCAGATGGTGCAGATCAACCAGCAGGTCCAAGACGAGGGCGGCATATCCCGCATCAAGAACGATCTCTCGGTGGGCCGTTACGACGTGGTCATGGATACCGGCCCGGGCTATGAGACCAAGCGCGAGGAGGGCGCGGAGAACCTGATTGATCTGCTGCGCGTCGGGCCGCTGGCTGAGATCATCGCCAAGACCGGCTCGGATCTGGTTTTCCGCTCGATCGACCATCCGTACATGCAGGAGCTGGCCGATCGCCTGATGGCGGCGACACCCGAGGGCCTGCAGAAGATCATGAAGGATCTTTCCAGCCGCGCCCGGGCGATCGTGCAGTCGCTTTTCAACGAGAACACGGCCCTGAAGCAGCAGCTGCAGCAGGTCGAGCAGGATCTGAAGGCCGGGATCACCAAGGCGCACCTGGCCGCGACAGTCAAGGCCCACGATACGCAGGAAACGAACCTGACCAGACGGGTCGATACTGAAACGCGGGCGCAGACGGCCCTCGCCGTGGAGGAGATCCGCGCCGGCGGCAAGATTCTTGACTCGCACGTGAAGGCCGGGCATGAAGAGGCCGCTGCACAGCGGATGATCGAGGCAGGAATCAACGCCGAAAGGAAACAGTAAATGGCCGTGACCGTGATCGACAGCAAAAGCGAGATCACCGCGTTTCAGGCGGAGATGGACGGGCTGGAACTGGGCGCGGCCGCCATCCCAGGTGTCCCGGTCGATCCGGGAAAGGCCCCTGCCAAGACCGACAAGCCTCCCGACAAGCCGGCTGATAAGCAGCAGGACACGGAGGAGCCGGATCCTGACGACGTGGAGGGCGACGACGGCCTGACCGCGCGCCAGAAGCGCGAACTATCGGCCAAGATGCTGAAAGCAATAGGGAAAAAGCATCGGGAGATGAAGGAGGCCGAAGAGTTCGCTGCGGCGCAATATAGCGAGCGCAAGCTGGCCGAGCAGCGCGCCGCCACGCTGGAGCGCGAGCTCGCCGCGGTCAAGCCGGTGCCTCCCGTGCCCGCACCGGACGCTGGCAAGCCGCAGCGCGACAAGTTCGCGGCTGACGAGGTCGGCTCGGTCGCGTATTGGGAGGCCATGACCGACTGGCGGGTGGAGCAGAAGCTCGCCCAGAAGGCCCAGGAAGACGCCCAGGCAGCCGCAGAGCGCCGCGCTGCCGAGATCATGGAGACGGCCAAGGGGCGGATCGCCAAGGCCATAGCGGCCGTTCCGGACTTCCGGGAGGTGACCGAGGCGGTCGATGCGATCGTGCCGCCAGTGGTGGCCGGCTACATGCAAAAGTCCGAGATGTTCGCCGAGCTTGGCTATCACCTGGCCAAGCATCCGCAGATCCTGACATCGCTGGCCAAGCTGCCGGCCGATGAGCAGCTCGTGACAATCGGCAAAATTGAGAGTACTTTGCGGCCATTCGAGCCGTCCAAGACAGAAGATGGCGCGAAAACGACAGACGGCGCAACGCCGAGCAAGGCAGCAGGCAAGAACGGCCAGCAGGCAGCATCTGCTGCGCCGAGCGGTGACGACACGGGAATTGCCCCGAGCAGGGCCCGCGGTACGGCCCCGGTGATCAAGCCCCTAAACGGCAGTGGTGCGGCAGTCGAGGTCGATCCGCGCGATATGAATATCCGCGAGACGATCAACGACTGGAGCAAGCGCCACAAGGTCGATTTGGGCTTGCGCAAGCGGCATTGAGGCTGCGCGCCGGTCAGTCGTAGCTGGCGGATTTCGTTTCCGTTGCGCCTCAGTTCGCGCTAAGCGGCTGAAGGGGAAGACAAAATTGCCAACCAGCTGCTTACGATCTCGATGATCACGAATCGGGCGCTGCCAGTGCTCGCGAACACGTGTGTGCTGACCGATAAATACAACCGTCAGTACGACAAGGAATTTGGCCAGAAGGGCCGCAAGATCGGGGCTACATGCAACATCCGTCTGCCGCCCCGGTACCTGGGCACCTTCGGCCCGGCACTGAACGTGGAGCCATCGAGCGAGAATTATCTGCCGGTGAGCATCCTGTATCAGTTCCACGTTGATATCCAGTTCAACACGATCAACATGCTGCTCGATATCGATGACTTCGAAGACCGATTCATCGTGCCGGCGTGCACGACGACCGCCAACCGGCTCGATTCTGATGGTGCCTATTTTGGCTATCAGAATACGGCTAACCGCTTGGGTACCCCGGGTATCGTGCCGACGGCGTTCAAGTCGTTTTCTGACTCGCGCGCGATCCTGGTGTCAGAGGGGATGCCCAAGGGAATAATTCCGACCGCGGTAATCCATCCTCTGGCCCACTCGAGCATGGCCGATAGCCTGAAGGGACTTTTTAACCCACAGGCACGGATCGCGGATTTATTCGAGACCGGCATGGTCGCGGCCAAGACGGCCGGGGCCGACTGGTTTGAGGATCCGAACATCGCCGGCTACACGAGCGGCACCCTGGCCGGCACGCCGGTGCTAGCAGGGGCCACGTCACCGACTGGGGGCACGGCGCTGCTCACCTCCG